CCGCCACGCTCGGCGAGCCGTTGGCTGTCCAGTCGCGGCCGTTGCCGCTGTAATCCTTGAGCGCATCGGTCACGTTGCCGGCGATGGCCGGGTGCCACGAGTGCAGGTTGGCGAGGCGCAACGGCCGGATCGCGCGCATTTCGGCGGCGATTTCCTCGGCGCTCAGCGCCGCCTGCCAGCACTTGATCGCGGTCAGCCGGCACCGGCAGTAGTCCGCATCGAGCCGGCCGAGCCATTCCCCGGACGACGCGGCGCGCGCGGCGACGTTCGTGCCGATGCTGTTTAAATTGACGCCATTCTGATACAACCGGAGCGTCGTGGCCGACTCCCGGACCAGCGCCAGATGCATCGGCGTGTCGACCACTAACGCATTGGCGCCATAGGTGGCCGATTCGCTGCTGGCGCGGACACAACAATACGCCACCGTGGCGCCGTCGGCATCGACCCGGACGTTGTCCGAGTTGCTCCAGGCGTTCGACGACCAGATATAGCCGTAGGTGTTCAGGTCAGCGGCCAGATCGACCCAGGCCATCCACGTATAGGCGGCGTTATGGTCGATCAGCGACGACGAACGGGTTCCATAGTCTCCGCTGGTGGCGCCGACGTAGAGGCTCATCAGGCGGCGTCGCGCAGTTCGGCGGCGAGCAGGTAAAGGTCGCCGGTCGCCGTGTCGTTGGTCGCGTCGTCGGCGTCGCGGCTGACGCTGATCCGCAACAGGTCGGCGGCGGCCACGGAATCCTGCGTCGTCAGGGTCACGGACACCTGATCGATGTAGCCGGCCGTGCCGGGCACGGTGACCGCGCCGCTGGCATTGACGCTATCGAAGCTGGTCGCGGCGTCGAGATCGGTCGCGTCGGCATCGCTGATCGCCTCGACCGCGACCTCGAATTCGACCGTTCCGGAAGTCGCCGAGGCCATCATGTAGGTCAGCACCAGCGTCATCGTCCCGGTCAGCCCCTGCGGCGCGACCAGCGTCCAGTACGTGGTCTCCTGCGTCGCCGCGTCGAAGGCCAGCACCGGACGGGCGTTGACCGTGGTCAGTCCGGGGAAATTGCTGGACGGGAATTCGGCGCTGAACGGGGTCAGCACGGCGCGGGTGGTCGCCATCAGGATACCCCGTAACGGGCGGTGAGCAGCGCCATGAACAGGCGCGCCTTCTGCCGGGTGGTCAGGATGCCGCGCTGCGGCTGCGGAATCGCGGCGTTGCCGGCGGCGGCCCCGGTCGCCTCCCACCAGTCATCGAGGGCGTTGACGACATCGAGCAGTTGCGCCTTGGTGATGCCGCCGGGATAGTCGGCGGTGCGCATGACTCCGGCGAAGAGTACCTGGCGTTGTTCGGTGGTCAGGGCCATGCGGGCTCCTTACGAGATGTCGACCCACAGGTCGTTGGTTTGCGGGTTGCTCGGCGCCGACGCGGCCACGGTGATGTCGAGCGCCTTCCAGGCGGTGCCGTCGCACCAGTACGCCTTGTTGTTGGTGCTCAGGCGGTAGATCGACCCGGCAAGCGCCGTCGACGCCGTCGGCAGCGCGCTGACGACTGGCGCCTGCAGCGCGGCGAGCAGCTTCATGGCGCGTTACGCGAAGACGGTGGCGCGGATCGCACTCGAGGCCGGGGCCACCGCAAAGGTGATCGTGCAGGTATTGGTCGAGGTCGCCGTCACGTCGGCAACGACGAAGACATCGTCGGAAACCTGGCGCAACTGCACCTGGATGTCCTTCGTCCCCAGGTTGTGGGTGACGACGATGCTCGTCGAGCTGCCGTCGCCGATCGTGGCCGAATACTTGCGCACGACCACGGCGGTGTCGATGCTTACCGAATCCGCCGCCACGCTGATGCCGGTGCCGGCGCCGACGTTAAAGTCGTTGGTCGACAGCGTCAGGCCGTTGCCGGCGGTGTAGACCGCGCCGGCGTCGAACTGGGCGAAGGTGATGCTGGTACTGTCGAGCGTGATCGGCGCCTGCGTCGAACACACGAAGCGCTTGCCGCCGTTGGCCGTGCCGTTGGTCACGAAGACCGCGGCGCCGTAGATCTCGGCGGCGCTGTCGGCATCGGTCGCGCGGGTCGGCGCGCCGGAGGAATTGACCGTATAGATGCCGTTCTCGCTCGCCGTCGACTGGTCCTTGATCAGGATCCGGTCGTTGGTCGCCAGCACCGTGCCGTCGACCGTCTGTCCGTTGGCGAAGGCCGAGGCCAGCGTGCCGTTGGCCGTGGTGGCGACGCGCACCTCATTCTTCCAGGAAATGCCGGCGACGGCGCCGTCGACGTAGTCCTTGTTGGCCGCGTCGGTGCCGGCGGTCGGCGTCGCCAGCCCGGTGATCTTCTGGCTGTTGAGCGAGACCGAGCCGGTCGGCGCCGCCATCTGGTCGAGGCGGCTGGTGCGCACCTGCGTGTCGAAGTCGCTGATCGTGCTCGCCGTCTGCGTGCCGGTATGGTTGGCGCGCGCCAGCGGGTCGGTCGCCAGCTTGGCCAGCGAAATGTAGCCGTTGGCGACTTTCGAGGCATCGACCGCTATCCACGCGGTGCCGTTCCACACCTTGGCGGTGACATCGGTCGTGTCGTAATAGACCTGGCCGACGACCGGCGACCCGGGCGCCGAGGCGAGGTTCTGCAAGCGCGCGTTCTGCAGTTCGTTCTTGTTGAGGTCGATATTGACGAGGTGCTTCATGGCGTTTTCCTCAGTTCAGGTAGGCGGAACCGCCGAAGGCGGCAGTGAAATGGACGGCAACGGCGTTGTTCGACAGATACTCGACATCCCCGACGACGGTCGACCCGGCGGAATCGATGACGGTGACCGACGGGAAGCGCGCCAGGTTGTGGGTGATCGTCCAGTCGGCGGCCGGGACCATCTGGTTGTGGACGTAGTTGGCGCCGGAGAGGCCGGGCTCGCCTTGTGGCCCCTGTGCGCCGGGTGCGCCGTCTGCCCCGTCCGCTCCCGGAGGACCGGCCGGCCCTTGTTCGGCAACCTCGACCAGGTCGAGCGTCGGCGAGGGGACAGCGATGGTTTCGACGATGCCCGGCGCGACGACGACGACCCAGTCGCTGCGGCCGATCTCGACGACGTCGGTCATGCGTCCTCCATGATCACGCCGAGCCGGCCGCGCAGCAGCAGGGTTTCCTTGCCGAGCGCGTCTGTCAGGTAGAAGCGGTAGAGGGCGCGGTCCGGTACGTCTGCCGTCTCGGTCTCGTCGAGGGCGATGGCGACGGTGCCGGCGCTACCGCCGAGCACGACGTTCCCGCCCGTCGTCGTGAATTCCAGCGGGACCGGCGGCTCGGCGGTTTCGAGCAGGCCGGTCACGACCAGGCGCGCGGAGCAGCCGGTGAGGTCGACCGGGGTTTTCTGCGGCCCGGACAGCCGCGTGAAGTTGAGCGACCACGGCAGACCGCGCACCAGCGCGTGCGGGCCGACCAGGTCGAAGCGGGCGCCGACTGCGCTCACAGATCCTCCGCCCCGGTCGTCACGGTGTTCACCGCGAACGCCAGCGGGAAGTAGCCGAAGCCGTCGGTCACCAGCGGCGCTGGCGGGTCGATGGCGCGCACCAGGCCGACCGCGCCTGGACAGCGCCAGCCGTCGAGCGCCGCCATGACTTCGGCAAGCAGCGCGCCGGCCGCGTTACGGATGGCCGCGGCACCGACATGCTGGCGCACGTTTTTAACGCATGCGACGACCAGCCAGGTCTCGCGCCACAGCGTTCCGGAGCCGGCGTCGTCGTCGAGCTTGCGATAATGATGGAGCACGACGTGGAGGGCTGGAGTCACCTGGCCGGCTTCCTTGACCGCGGCGAGGTCGGCAGCGGCGAAGACGTTGCCGGAAACCGACGCGCACGCCGCCTTGAGGCGCTCGATCAGCAGGGGCTCGGCGTCGAGGAGCGGCATGTCAGACGCTGAACGGCGAGGTGCGCCGCCCGGTCACGATCTCGACCAGACCCTCGCTGCTCTCGGCAGCAGGCGCTGCGGCAGCATCGAAGCGCAGGCGCCCGGCAGCGATCGCGGCGAGCAGGCCGCGCGATTGTTTGGCACGGTTGCTGACGGCGTCGGTCGGGCGGTCGGCATAAAGCGATTCGCGCGCCAGGTCGCAGGCGATGCGCGTCAGCAGCTCGGGCACCGGCGCCATCGGCAGCGTGTAGCGCCCGACCAGAGCGGCATCGATCTCGGCGCCGGCATCGCCGAGCGCCCGCGCCACCAAGGCCGCGTCGATCTCGCCCGAGCCGTCGGTATCCGCCACCTGGGCGAGTTCGACCTCGGTGAAACGCGCGATCAGATCGGCGAGGGCGGCATAGGCCATGATTTACGCGGCAACCAGTTCGGTTTCGAGCAGCGGTTCCTCGAGCAGCGCGGCAACCTGCCCGGCGTCCAGGTCGGCGAGCGCGACGGTCGCCGCTTCGCTCGGCCAGGCGCGGCCGGCGCGGCGGAAACCGGGCCGAAGGGCGCGGACAACCAGGTGGGTCGGCGCGTCAGCAGCGGGGTGATTACTTTTCTGGTTAGCTCTGGCCATGCTTTGGTCCTCTGGTGGTTGGTGCAAATGCTCAGTAAAGCCCACTCTCGCGGAACGGGCTTGGTCTGAGCTTTCGCCCAGGATCAGCCGGCGCCGGTCGACCCGAAGGCGGTCTGCCAGAAGCCGTAGCCGCCGGCGGCGCGCGCCTCGGCGCCGAACTTGAATTTCTTCCGGTTGAACACGTCGTCGGTCTGCGCGTCGGTCTGCTGGACGAAGACCGGCGCCTTGCGTTCCTGATAGATGAACGGCTTGACGGCCTTGGTCGTGTCGAGCAGGAACCAGGCGGTGTCGGAAGTCAGGCGGGCGTCGCAGACGACCATCGCCGTGCCCTTGTAGGGGTTCGGCTTGCCGTCCTCGAGGCGCTCGCTGTTGATCAGCGCCAGGGCGATGTCTTCCAGCGCCGGCGGCACCAGCAGCACGTTCGGCGTGATGTTCAGCGGCCGCCCTTCGGCATCCTTGAATTTGCGCATCGCCGTGCGCGCGGCGCCATAGCTGGCCGTTGCCGCGTCCAGGGTGGAAACCGTGAGCGCCGCCGTGCCCTTGTTAGACACCGAGGCGCCGGCGACGCTGTGGTCGGTGTCGCAGAAATACTGGCCGTCGAAACACGCAGTGGTAAAGGCGCCGTTGATCAGGTCAAAAACGATCTCGTCCGGCAACTGGCGGGCAGCCTCGCCGGCCATCTGCGCCTGCGGGGCGTAAATGCCGAGGGTGTCGTCCTCAATGTCGTTGCGGTCGACCTCGATGGTCGCCTCCCAGTCATCATTGACGATGCTGTACTTGGCAGCCTCGAGCGCCTTGACGTTCTTGTCGCCGACCCACTTGCGCATCCGCGGGAAGTTCGACAGCCAGGCGTAGTCGTTCTGGCCGGTGGTCGACGGCACCTTCATGGCGACTTTCTCCCAGACCGACGGGGCGGCGGCGAAAGCGTTGTTGAAGGCGGCATTCAGCGCGATGAAGACGCTGGAGAGGGTGGATTTGTTCACAAGCATTGCGGTTCTCCTGGGTGGGGTGGGTCAGGCGTGGATTACTCGACCCAGACGCCGTCGGCTTCGAACTGGACCATCTTGCCGCCAGCCGAGCGGGTGTTCGTGGCGCTGGTCTTGGCGACGGTCTCGTCGTCGTAGATGTAGACCGTCTTGCCGAGGTCGGCCTGCGTCAGCGCATCGGAACCGTAGTTCTTCCACTTGAACGCCTTCTTGCGGCGCACCTGGATGGTCTTGGCGCCGTCGGCGCCGCCGGTGTTGTCGACCTTCTCCTCGGCGCGGCCGAGGTAGGTCAGCGTCGTGGCGACCGAGCCGGGGGCGGCAAAGCCGGTGGCGTTGGCGACGACCAGCGCGCCGGCATAGATGACGGCCGAAGCGGCAACCGGCACCGCGATGATTTCCCCATCCTTGAACGGGGTGTTGCGATCTTGGGACAAAGCCATTTCAGTCTCCTGTAGGGTGAGCGGGTTGTCGGGTCAGGCCGCGGCCTTGCCCTTGAGGAAATCCTCGTGGGAAACGCCGAGCTGCGCGGCAACGGCGGACTCCTCGGCGGTCAGGGCGGCAACGCCCTTACCTGCGCCCGGGTCCTTGCCGCTGGTCTGCGTTCCGGTCAGCGCGGCTATCGCCGGGGTCTTCTCGACGTACGCCTTGAGCGCGGCGAGGTTGGACTTGCCGAGTTCGACTGCCCAATCCCTCTGCGCCGGCAGCAGCTTGCCCGCGGCGAGCGCGGCCTCGACCACTTCGCCGACTTCGCCGTCGTTGAGACGGGCGGTCAGCGCGGCGACCTGGCTCTGCAGGCCCTGCATCGTCTCGACCGCAACGTACTTCGCGGGGTCGGGGTTCTGCGCCTTGAGCGCGGCAATCTGGGTGGTCAGGTCTTCGGCGGATTCGGCCTTGGCCTTGAGCGCGGCGACCGCGGCCAGGGCGTCGGCTTCGCCGGCGTCTTCCGCCAGGCCGATGGCGGCCAGCAGCTTCTTGAGGGTTTCGTTCACGGGGTCCTCCTGGGTGGAAAAGTCGTTCAAGGCCGTCAGGGCGACGGCCGCCATTCCGGACAGGCCGGGATTGTTGGTCAGCGCCGCCATGCGCAGGTCGAGGACCTCGCCGCTTGCGCGGTCGTATTCGAAGACGGGGGAGATGTAGCGGTATTCGCGGCTGGCGATGTGCCCGGCCGCGGCATCGGTCCACTCGGGAGCAACGGCGAACAGGCCGACCCCGTCGCGCCACTGCAGCGACTTCCCGGAAAACCAGCCGGCGGCAGGCGCCTTCTGGCCGTTCTTCTCGGTGTACAGGGTCTGGTGCTCGTAGTCGATCACCAGCGGGTTCGCCTTGGCGGCGACGCGGGCAATCAGCCGGGCGGCGGCGGCAGCATCGAGCTTCCAGTGCGGCGCGTCGGCCGGGCGGCCGGAGCCGTCACTGGCGCGAAAGACCCCGGCCGGCAGCAACTGCACCGCCTGCCCATCGGCGGGCAGCGCCGAGGCCAGGGCGGCAACTGAGGTCTTGCGGTGTGGATTCGCCATGCCGCCGATTGTGATCGGCGGGAAGGCGCAAAGTCAGAGGGAAGGAATTCGACGGTGCGCCTGGGTGGAATCGGGAGTTTTTTAGTCGCTGGCGGATGATACCCGGAAACTCTCCGGCTGCGCCAGCCGCAGAATGCCCGGAGATAGCGTTAAATGCGCGTTAAATTTGTGTTTCCGGCCCCTGGGTATGCCTTGGTATCAACCGATGGAAAAAATCGCTTGTGGCGCGATTCTGTGGCCCGGCGCATTTCAGCCGATCGCCTGGCGCAGGAAGCGGTCGAGGACGGCGAGCACTTCCCGCTCGTCGCTCGCCGACAGCCCGAGGAAGGGGCGGGCGGGAATCGTTCCCTTGCGGCTGCCGAACTGGTGGACGGCTGCGCCGTCTTCCCATTCCCCGGCAAAGCGGTTGGTGCCGATCTCGACGCCCTTGCCGCCGGCGGTGAGTTGATAGCGGATGGTGTCCTGCAGTATGCCGGTATCGACCAGCGGCTTCTTCGAGGTGACGGCGGTCGCGCCCTTCTTCGTCAGCCGCCCGTCGCGTTTACTGTAGGCGCCCTTGATTTTGGCGAGGCGCGCCAGCACCGTACCCAGCGCATTGGCCTTCCAGCGTTGCCCGTCCGGCCCTGTGCTCGAATTGAAGCGCTCCTTGGTCGACTCGACCATCAGCTCGCCGATGCCGCGCATGGCCGGCGACAGGTCGTCGACGCGGCGCGCGATCTCCGCCAGGCGGGCAAGGACGGGGGCGCTTTCGAAGGTGACGGTGATGAAGTCGGTCACTGGCCGGGTTCGGTTTCAGCCAATAGCGCCTTCCCTAGCGGGTCCGGCAACTTCGCCACCTTGCCCTTAACCAGCGCACGCAGTTCGTCCCGGACGCTGGCGCCGGGGGCGTAACCCCATCCCTTGTCGATTCCCGGCGGGGCGCCGGTTTCGGCGTCCATGTCGTCCCACCCCGGCGGCGGTTTCGTCGCGTCGCCCTTGCGCGGATTGGCGACAGCGGTGACGCGGCAGCGGCAGCCCCAGCCGTTGGGCGGGCTGTGCGTCTGCCAGAATGGGTGATCGTGCGGCAAGGTCAGGCCGTTCCACGCCAGGTGCTGCGGGCGCGGGTTGAGGACGCTGTCGTTATGCACGTATTTCCGGAACGGCAGCAGCTTCTGCAGGCCGGGGTCCGCAAGCTGCGCCTCGCGCCCGGCGGCGTAGCTGGTGCGCAGGTTGGTCTCGTAGATGACTTTGGTCCGCCAGTTGAAGCCGCCCTTGCTTCCCGCGCCGGCCGTGCCCGGCCAGCCTAGGCGGTCGGTGATGTCGCGGAATTCCTTGCGGAAGGTTTCCAGCGTGGTGCCGGTGGCGATCGCCTTGTCGACCGCCTGGCGGATCTCGTCGAGCAGGTCTGCCTTCATGGCGCCGGCGACGACGAAGGCGCGGTCGTGCTGCGCCTCCCAGATGTCCGTCCACGCCTGCGTGCCGAGGTTGGTCTTGCGGCGGAAGAAGTCAATCTGTTCCGCGAACGGGAGGTCGAAGCGCCCGAGCGGGTTGACCGGATCAGTCATGGCCGACGGCTTCGGTCACCTCGACGCGCCCGCGGGTGAGGGCCGGGGCCGGAGATTCGGACAATTCCAGCGCGTTGCGCTCGAGTTCGCCGAGTTTGAAGCCGAGGGCGACGCCATAGGCGTAGGCGGTTTCCTTGCTGTCGAACGCCATCTCGACCGAGGAGCGAAGGCGCACGCTCATTGCCCGGCGAGGACGTCGGCCCGGCCGCGCAGATCGATCGCCGAGAGCGCGGTGGCCATGACCGTGACCAGGTCGTCCGCCGGGAGGTCGCCGTAACGCGCCAGCAACTCCTCGCGGAACTGTTCCAGGCTGTCGGTGCGCTCCAGCATTTCGGCGATGTCATCGACCCAGCGCGCCACCTGCGCGTCGGCCTGCTCGGCCAGCGCCGGGGTCAGGAGGTCGGCGGCGTCGGGCGCGGCGGCCGTGGATTCGGCCCTGAGCGCGGCCTGCGCACTGGTTGGCGCGGGCGGGGCGTTTTCTACGACCGGCGCAACCGGCGCCGCCCCGAAAACCACCTCCTGCTCGCTGGCCTCGGGAATCCTCAGCTTCTCGTGCACCCAGCTCACCGGGATGCGCGCGCCGCCGGCCGCCAGCTTGGGC